CAACATTGGTAATTGGTACAACACTAAATACTCTAATAAAAGTATTTAGACCATCTATAATCAATACTTTGTCATTTGGATTATTATGCTCGACAAGACCGCCGTCATTTTTAATTTGTTCTAAAATTGATAGATATTTTTCATTAATCACCCAGAACCTCATCGGTAACTTCTACATCATCAATACCTAAATCTTCTTTAGAATACTTTAATATAACTTTATCACAGATTAAACTATAAACATAATCTCGAAATTCTGTATCTACAAGTAATTTTGACCAATCCTTAGATTGAAATTTTTTCTCATCTGTTATTTCACCAGTTTCCTTATCAATTATGGGAAGTGTATACCAAGCTCCTGTAACTTTAACAATACCATGTTCTTTCATTACAGTTAACCAACTACCATCGTCATCAATACCACTTTCAAAATAAAGTGGAAACTCACAATGTCTTAATGGTGGGCCTAATCTATTTTTAATAACTTGAGCTTGAATCTTCATACCAATCGTATTTTTTTTAGTATCTTTTATTTGACCTTTATTCTTTAAACGAATACGAGTTGATGCGTGAAATGGTAATGCTTTACCACCACTTGTTGTCCAAGGGTCTCCAAACATTACACCAAGTTTTTGACGAAGTTGATTTGTAAACACAAGAGCTACCTTACGTCTACCAATCATCTGAGTAATCTTCCTCATAGCTTTTGATATGATAATAGCTTTACTTGTAGCCCAACCATCTTTCTCAAAGTCAGCTTCCATTTCTACTTTTGTAGATGCTCCAGCTAAACTATCAACCAAAATAGTAACTAATCTACTATTATCTTCTTCTCTAACCTTGGTAACTATCTTCTCTATAGCTTCAAATATTTCTTCTACAGTTTCTAAGTGAACATATAGCATATTATCTATATCAATACCAATAACTTCAAGAAATTCTTTACTAACGGCAGTTTCAGTATCCATATAAACAGCTACACCACCTTTTTTTTGTGTAGAAGCTAATAAATGGGCTCCAACCAATGATTTACCACTCGATTCCAACCCATTTATTTCTGTTATTCTTCCTATTGCTATACCACCATTGGGTCTATTGGAAATAGCCAAATCCAACATGGATGAACCAGTTGAAATCCAACCACTTACATCTGATGGTGCTTCGTCTTTACCATCGAGAAAGTATGCAACCTTTGGATAATCTTTTTTAAATTGTTTATTTAAACTTGCAGATAAAACTGATGCCAATTCATCTCTTGCAGACATATAATCTCCTAATTAAGTAGTGGGTGTACCCGGCTTTGTAAAGAATCCTTTGCACACACTCGGTTTTATTAGTGTTGGCTTCAACACCCACTACACTTTATTTATTACTTACCGACTGAATAGTTCGTCAAACGCGGATGAAGCATCATCAACAGTAGTAGTCTGTTTTAAAGTTTCCTTTGAAATAGTCTCTACAGTTTCTTCTTTCTTCATTTCACCATTAGTAGAATTACCAGTATTACCTTTACCTTCACCATCAGATGGATTTAACCACTCATTGAGAATATTAGTAAGTTCGTCATATGAAAGTTCATTATAAACTTCATTCAAATTAACTTGATTATCTAATGCACTTTTCATCTGTTTTGCATCTTCTGAAATGGGAGTCTGATTTGGTTTAACACGAATGCTCGTAGTTGGAAAAGATTTTCCAGTTTCCTCTGCAGTCTTAAACTCTACAACAACATCACGACCATTAGTAGCATCAGCTATATCACCATAGTCAGGGTCTGTGATTATAGAAAGTAATTCTTGGTATACCGTTTTACCAAAACCCCAAAATTTGACACCATCGTTCTCTGCGTCACGAACAAGTACAGGTGCAAAAGTTCTCATTTTAGCTTCAAGTTTCTTTCCAAGTCTCCAATCATCACGATTACCAGATTGTTTCAATTTATCAGCGAATTCTTCAACTGGGTCAGGGCGACCAAAAGAAATCGGTGATATATAGGTACGTCCACCCAAATCATAATGAAAATACAACTCTATAAAAGGTGTAGATTTATTAAATTTAAAGGGTACAATTCTTACGACTTGTTTTCCTGGTTGTGGTTTCCAAAGGTTATTGGAACGTTGATTTGTTGTTTGTAACTGATTTAAGCGATTCTTAATTGCTTCAATATCCATTTTATATTCTCCGTGTTATTATTTGTTATTTATTATTTTTTAATCAAGATAACCTTGATTCTATAATAATATATATCTGGGATGCTAACTAAACACCCAAGCTTTTTTTGTATTATTTCTATCATAACACTTGTAATTTATAACTACGAATGGTAAACTATCCAAATTATAGCCTTCTTGAGTTATTCCTCTTTGAGTTACTTGAGCTTCTCTATCTTTTCGAGTAAATATCCAAATACCTTTTCCTGTTTTTGTAGTCTTATCAATTACATTAAAATCTTTTTCATATGATTGCATATCAACTATAACTTCTTTATGGCCTGGGTCATCATCAAAAGATGATGCGTGTGGTAAAGGAAATGTCCACAAAATATTTTTACTTATTCTACAAACTTCATCAACAAAAGTTTTCATATATTCTTGTGGTATATGTTCAAGTGTTTCTGAACACCACACCCAATCCCATTGTTTATTTTTAAAATCTGTACCATCAATAACATCTTGACAATAATCAACTCTATCACCTGGCCTTATATCTAAATTTTTATATTTGTTACATCGAGTCTGTAAAACACCTTTGTATGGTGCCGTACTACCACCACCTACATCGAGTATTGATTCGGCTCCCCGTGGTGGCAAATACATTAGAAAAAATCTTATAACATTTTCTACATTTTTGTGTGATGAAACATCAATCATAATAACCCTTTTAATAAAAAAGGGTTCGGTTGGTTTTTATGTTTGTTTATAGTGGAAACTAAAAATCGGTTGAACCCTTTTTAATATTTCGAAAATTTGGGGATGTGAGACTTGCGATTACTCACAACTTTCAGCTCAGATTTATCGTACCTTGTACCTAACACCCAAAAGTTACTTCGGTTATTCTAATAGATGGTTAATCTACGTTGAATCGAGTACAACCTCTGTGCTATTACCTTATCTCTCTGAGATTAGATTATTCGGTCACGAAGTAGGAATTTGGTTTTACCCGTACCTACAACAAGGTTAAAGAATCGCGTTCTTTAGATTTTTCTGAAAGTACATTCCAAGTCGTATGTCTACAAAACTAATGACACCACATTCAGCGTCGAGTTAGTCACCACAACTTCTTGGTAGATTGTCTTATGGGCTTCCTCTGATACCCATTATTCGACCAATCCCATAGAGAGATAATTACTCTCTCCACTTTCCATTCTCAATTTGTCAAAAAACTAAAACTTATAAATATATATATATATTCAAAGTTCAAAACGTTCAAGCTAATTTTATTTAAAACCGATTTAAGCTTTGATTATTCTTATTTCCAGTTGAGATAATAAATTATTTATCTTTTCTAAACCTGGATGATTGGGATTTATTTTTATCAACTCTTCTTTTTTATTTCGTAACTTACCATATGCTTTCTGTAGGTCTATTAGAGCAATACCTCTCATACTTCTTCTATAATATAAGTGATGTAATGCTTCATCTTCCGCTTCAGCACCACGAACACCAGCAACTGCTGTTATGTTCTCTACTTCACCATAAATAGTTTCACCTATATCTGTAATTTCATTCCAAACCGTATTATCCCACATAGCATCCATATCTAATTCGGCATCAATATCTATGTTGTCTATTTCTTCTTGTCGTTTTCTATCTTCTTCTAATTTTTTAGTATGTCGTTCTGCAAGAATAATAGCAAATGTAGAATCGGAGTATGCATCTGCTAACGAATCACATTCAGATAACCACCCGCCATAGTTTTTCCAATTAGGTGAACCGTTATAATCTCTATATTCTGTATCATCACAAGGGTGACCCCTGAATTGTCCATTGTATTTTTCTTGTGAGTATATAACACTCAAAAATAGTATTATCGTTAAATATTTCATATTATTTCAATTTCTAACCCAAGGCCTTTCTTTTCATATAATGT